ACACAAAGACCCCCTTTCATTGAGTTAATAAAAAGATGAGTTCTGAACGTGTGCTCTACTTCTCCACTCTAAACTGGAGGTGCGCAGTCAGGAAGAAGAAGAACTGCAAGATGGGAAGATCCCACATCTCTGCAGTCCATGATGCCTCTATGAGCCTTTGTGATGCTGATCATTTCTTCATGTACAACATATACCCAAACTTTGGGTTTTCACTTAAAGTGGAGCAGAGGACTGTGGTTGGGTGTGAGAACACTGTTTATAAGTTTCTGGATCATGGAGTCATGCCAGCAAGAGTGTGCGCATGGGAGAGCTCTGGGTCATGCGTGATCCCCAGAAGGAGCTGGCTGGATTGCGGAATCTCGTGGCAGTTTTGCAATTGGACTATTGAAAACTTAATGAACAATGGTGAAGTGGAGGTTCTCCGGGCTCTGAGCTGGCCCACGGGCAGGCCCACTTTGCAATTCATTAGAGAGTTCTGCCGCTCCAAGTCCTTCACAACATCTGGGTTCAGGAGTGTGAGAGAGAGGGTGGCTAAGCTCATATTCAAGGCTGCCAAGTCTGAAGAAGGTGAGAGCTTGGGAGAGGCTATCACAAAGTGCTGGAGGAAGGTCCGCTCTGAGGCCATGAGGTTGGGTGTGCCAGAATTCGATGTTCCTGGTGTCGATCTGATAAGAGATATCTCTCTCATCCAAATTGAGAGAGCTTACATGAGGATCAACAAGTGTGGATCTAAGTGGGACAACCTGCCAGCTACTGGATGGGATGAGCCAGGATGCTCAATGTATGAGGGGGTCATACCATTCTTCAACTTGTCCCAGAAGTTGAGCATGAAGTGCGCTAGCAAGGTCAGAAATGAGCCTGAGTCCAGAGTATGGATGAGGAGGAAGCTGAAGGGAAAGAAAGTTGAGAGTAAATCTCAGCTCATCGACTTACAAGAAGGTATAACAAACATCTGGATGCTAGACATCAGTGACCACTTTAACATGTTCCCCGATCTGATCAACAGGGTTTTGGACAAATCATTCGGAAAGGATTGGCCTGCTCTTGGTGCCCCCTAAGGAGCTTTTAGCCTAATTGCAATTTAGAAATGCCCAATTTCAAATTTTGCCTGATTAGAGTATAGACATTTTAAACCAATTGTCTATACTTATCAGCTGCTCTGCGCACATGGCTGTTGACTTTTCCGTTGAGGTCAACTAAGCCAAGGTCCATCAGGACATCTCTCTTCTCCTTGTCAGAGAAGAAGTTGCTGCCCATAGCAGCCTTGAGAGGCTGGTCAAAGGACGCCTCTATGTCTGCCTTGGTCTTCCCACGCAGGTCCCTGTTGATGACCTGAGCAAAGTGGTAGAGGTAGAGCTTATGAGCATCCACCAGAGCAGTCAGATCATCTCGACTCAGGGAGGCGTCTATCAGACCGCCGAAGCTTGGGTGCATCATGGGCCTGGGGTAGGTCTGGGAGTGGTTGTCCATTGCAGAGCCTACCACTGGCAGCATGTTCTCCAGGTGAGCAATGACCTTGCAAGTCCAAGGAGCCAGCACTGCGGAAACCCTTGCAAGGGTGAGATCATCCTTGCCTGGCTTGCCGCTCTTGAGCTTGTACTTCCTGATGAGGACATTCAGCTTGGCCTTGCCGCTTTCTGCCATCCTGGTGAGCATCTTGTCAGGTTTGTTCCCACGAGTCAGATTCAGGACAATCATCCGGATGCAATCCTCCTTCCAGGTGTCCTGACCTCTGGTTTGAATGAGCTCCATGATTTTGATTGGATCAAAGCCCTGGTAGGCACACTCCTCCGCAATGCTCTTTATGAAGTCTCCATCAATGACCTCACCGCCAAACTCCAAAGCGATCTTCGCGTAGTTCTTTCCAGACATTGTTCAAACAGAACTCGAGAGAGGGGTCTTTGTGT